CATCTACGATGAGATCGTTCCAGTTGTCGTCGTAACAGCCGTGCCAGTCGGCGGGGGTCATCACAGCGACACCCCTTCCCGCACCGCAAACATATCGAGCGCTTCGCGTATCGGCGTATCCACCCCGCGATTATTCAGCCACCACGACGCAGCCCTCTTCCGCACCCAAAGCACCTCTTCCCAGTCGATCGGGGGCGAACCCTTTTTCTCGGCCAGCCGCCTGAAAAACGACTTGCGTTCCTTACGCTCGACGACCTCGCCGAACAGCCCCGCGTGACGTTGCTCTTTCACCAGCATCGCCCGACATCGCTCAATCGGCTCGAAGCCGCAGGCCTGGAGTAGCGTCCAGGTGTCGTCGCACAGCGGCACCCGCTTGCCGCCCTTGACGTGATCCTTGATGACGCAGGCCAGGACGCCGGCGGGTTTGATGGCTTGGTGGCATTGGCGGTAGACCGCGTCCATCGCCTGCCAATAGGTGTCGCCTTTGTTGTTGCCGATCTGGCCGGGGGAAGAACCGTACTCTGCGTCGAGGAACTTCCCCGTACACACGAGACGCTTCCTGCTCGGCGTGTCCGCCTGTGCGTGACTAGGTTCTTGGTTCATGAACGGCGGACTCGTAACCACCGCGTCGAGCTTGCCGGACTTGAGGTTGCCGATGTTACCATCGGTCGCACCGTACCCGCCGTAAGACGAGAGAGCTCGACCTCGACGACGCTTCGACGCGATTGCGGTTTCCGTCTCGCCGTCAGCGCCTTTGATCAAATCGGCGTACGGCGGTGACGTGATGACCGCGTCGAGCTCGCCGGACTTCAACGCGCCTATCTGGCCGGGAGTGGTGCCGTAGCTGTCTGGCCTAGGCTTGCTTTCGCCTATCTGCTGGCGCATTGCCGGAGTATCTCCAACGGCGCCGATGTTGACGTTGCAATCGGCAAACGGCGGACTCGTCACAATAGCCGCACACTCCCCGACCAGCTTCGCAAACTCGCGCGAGTCGCCTTGCACGATCCTCGGGCACGGCTCGATGTGCTTCCACTTGGCGAAGTTCTTTTCAGCCAGCCCGACAAAGCGCGGCTCTAACTCCACTCCGAACCAACGCAATCCCATGCCCGAACCAATGATGCCGCCGCCGCCGATGCCTCCGAACGGATCGCCGATCAAGTCGCCCTCAGTCCAGTACCCACGCTCGAAACCGTGCCTGTAAATGCGACGGATCAAACCCGGTGCAAACTTCGCCGGGTGCGCGAACGCTTCATCTACGATGAGATCGTTCCAGTTGTCGTCGTAACAGCCGTGCCAGTCGGCGGGGGTCATCACAGCGACACCCCTTCCCGCACCGCAAACATATCGAGCGCTTCGCGTATCGGCGTATCCACCCCGAGATTATTCAGCCACCACCAAGCAGCAGACTTGTACTGCTCCGCCCGCGGGAAGTCCGACAGGTTGTCGAAGATGCCGCTGAGTGCCACGGCAAGCGTTGTCGGCTCAGTGGACACCCCGCACCGATACACCATCTTTGCAAGCGGATGCGGCGACGCCTCGTTGCGATAGGTGCCAAGCGACGACCAGCAATAGCTCGACGAACGCTTGTGGATCATCGCCATCTCTTCGTCCGTCACGCCCAGCAACGGAACCAGAGTCATGAAGGCAGATTCATCGTTGTCGTTGACGCACAGTCGCAGCGCGGCGTACACCACGCGGAAGGCGTCGGTTGTCGGTGGGATAAGCGGCGAGGGGGGTATCGGCGTCTGGAATAGTTCAATCAGTCGGTGTGCCGCGCCATCACTAAGACACAAAGACAGATTCGATTCAGTCTGCGCCACGGTTTCCGGTTCCGCCAAGGCGTCCGCGAAGCTGTCCTGCGGTTCCGTCGTGATGTCAACGTCGTCGAGTAGCAGGTGCTTGACGCGCCGATGCCACGATAGGCGGATGGCCTCGTCAGCCAGTAAATTCTCAGCCTGCATCACGGCAAGCCTTGGCGTCGTGACGTTGTTCGCCTCGCACCGTCGCCGGAACCTGTCGCGCAGATTCATGTACGGCTTGGCCTCAGATGCGTCGAGTCCGCTCGTGTCCATCGCCTCCATCCACTGTTGCGAGCTTTCCCAAGCGTCGAACGGTGTCACCCAGTCCCCACCGTCAGTGCAATAACCGAGCGTCACCGCAACCTCACGCAGCAACGCTTCCGCCTCGCCGAATCCGAGCATCACGAGCGACTTGGTGATGTAACCCATCACGTCGCCGCTTTGCCGCAGAACCTCGAGCGCAATATCGGCGTGCGTGCCAACAAGGCGACGACGTGCCACGCTCAGGCGCTTTGCGAGGTAGTCGCGGACAATCTGTGCAGACTCCCAATCGGCGGTGATGCACACGATAGAGTCCGCCGCAGCGCCCTGTTCAATTAGCCACGCGATGCGCTCGGCGAGTACCGTCGTCTTGCCGGAACATTCCTTGCCGACAATCAAAATGTCTTCCGACTTGGAGTGTGCGGCTCTAATTTGCGTGTGGGTGAGTTTCAATTTCGCATCCGTGCTCTTTGCAAAGCCAACCAACTTCATCCTTCACAACGCCCGGTTGCAGGCACCACCGCCCGTCATGCACCGGGCGGTAGCACCTGCGGGACAAGGGGGTGTCAGAAGGGGATTTCGTCGCCGCCGTCGCTTGCCGGTGGCGCTGCGGCAGGAACTGCTTCCTGCTTAGGTTTGTTGCGGGCGACGTTTCCGGCGATGGCGCGAAATTGAGAACCCAATACGGCGTCCATCGTGTTCATCTCGGACTCTTCCATGTTGCCAAACGCACGGCCACCTTCATCGTCGTATGAGTTAATCCACTTCACCTTCAGAATTTCCGTTCCGTTGTATTCTTCGTAGTCCAACGTGACGGAGCACTGCGGCCACGAACGGCCCGACTCGTTGAAGTCCGCAAGGTTGCCGCTCCAATCGAACACGCGGCAAACATTCTCGACGGCATCGTCGTTGGGCTTGCCATCTTTTTTGACAATCCACGCCTGGCCGAAAATCGTCTGTCGGTATTCAGACCACGGAACCCATAGGTTTGATTCGGGATTGAAATACTCGGTAAGTAAGAATCGAAACGAGATAGAAACAGACTTTGACTTGTCGCTCTTGCGAATTCCCGTTCCCAATACGCGAGCCTTGAATCGGCCCGGCCTGTCTGCTTCTACGTGCGGCATCTAACTGGCCTCCTTAAAGAGTTCATCCCACAGCAAGGCGGAACCTTTTTCGTAGGGGATGGGGTTTCCGAGTGTGCGAGACTTTGCCCAGAAATGCGGCAACTCCTGGCAGTAAATGGTTCGTGTACCTGCGCCCGTCGCTTTGCCGTCCTTCACCGACTTGTCATAGTCAATGAATAGCATGTGGTCGCACCAGTTCTTCACCGCGTCCCGGATGCGCCCGGTCTTCGGCGGCTGATACAGGTCCGGTTCGTAGCGAAGGTAGTCATCGCCGCTGGGATTTGGCGCGTACGCCGTGGTGCAATGACACACGAGTACCACGTTGCGGCCTTCGCGCTTGTGTGCGTCCAGGTCCGAGAGCAACAAACGGAACGTCTCAAGAACGTACTGGTAGCCCTTGCCGTACCCGTAGCTCTCGATGCTGGTGATGCGGGCTCCTTTGTCGTGCTTGACGTTGAGGATGGTGTCCGCTTCCGCCATCCCCTGCCCAACGGTTGCAGTATCAATCACGATTGTCTTGACGCCGCTCCATAGTGACGACTCATGCAGTGCGTCGCGCAAGTCCTGATACGTCTCGACGCCGTCAATCTGGTTGACGCCCTTCTTTGACTGATCGTTGTCGAGGTTGAGAAACACCGCGCCGGGCGCAAGACTGGCGAGCGTCGTCTTGCCGATGCCTCCGGTGCCGTACAGGACAATCGCTTCGCCGCTGTTGCCAGCGATAGGCGAAACCTTAAACCGCTTCGCGCTGTTCGGTTGCGTCGCAGTTGACGCATTCGTAGTTGCTTTCGCCGCAGGTGGTGGGGGTGCCTTGGGTGGTGCTGCTGGGGCCATTGGATGTTTACTCCATGAGTTCGGGATTGACGTTCTCAATGCGCTCGAATCCTTCGGGAAGCGAGCCTTCGGTGAGGTCTGTGCCGCTCGTACAGACTTCAAGAAATTCGCATTTGTAAGGTGCCTTGCACGACGAAGAGTTTCGGAAGTGATAGCCATGCTTTTCTGCGTCCCGGATTTGCTGTGCGACTTGCCATATCTCGTTTCGCATTTCGGCAAGTTCGTGCTCAAGGCGGGGGATTTCGACGCGAGCGAAGTAGAATTCAGGCCGTTCGCGGATG